TTTCCCTCGCCGGTAACATCGTCGGCGTCAAACCTGAGGCCATGGACAACATCGACATCGACTATTCCCTTGACAAATACTCCAGCCTACTGAACAATGATCCTAAGATGATCAGAAGTCCTGAGGCAGTCGAAGCAATCCGTCAGCAGCGCGCGCAAGCCGAAGCCGCGGCGCAGCAAGCCCAGATCGCGCAGCAACTTTCCGCCGGCGCCAAGAACCTTGCAGGCGCTGACCTCGGCGGCGTCAACGCACTCCAAGCCATGGTAGGCGAGGGATGAAAACTGTGGAAATTGGCGATCGCATCGTATATCAAGGTGAAGCCTTCTTCATTACCGAGTATCTTGATATCGATCATGAGCCCATCGCCGAAGCTGAATTCGCTGAACACGTAACAGCCAAATCCGCAAAAAATACGTGGATTTGTATTCCAGTGGAGTATTTGCGGTGGAAACAATCCAATGCGTAATGCAGCCGAACGCAAAAACATCCGCAAGTTCGAGAAGCTCGCGGCTGAAGCTGACCAAGCTCGGATCAACTTCATCGTCGCGGCTATGTCCACCGCCCAAGGCCGCACCTACTTCCATGGCATCCTCTCCATTTGCAATATCTTCGACGGATCGTTCTCTTCCGATCCTCTTCTCGAAGCCTTCACCAAAGGCCAACGCAACATCGGCCTTTTAATCTACAACGACATCGTCACCCACTGCCCCGATTTCTTCGTGACGATGATGCGAGAAGCCAGCATAAAGGACCTAGCCAATGACCGACGAATCGATCCCCTCCCCGGCGACGACGGAAGCGCCGATGGCGAACTCTCCGGAGGCGAGGACGACAACTGGGGAAATCATTGATCAAGCCGCGCCACCGCCGGCCGAAACCACCACGCCTGAATCCACTGGCGCCCCCGAGACCTACGCCGACTTCAAGCTCCCCGAGGGCGCGACACTCGACTCCACCGTTCTCGCCGAGGCGGCCCCGATCTTCAAAGAGCTGAACCTTTCCCAAGATCAGGCCCAGAAGCTCGTCGACATCTACACCAAAAACTCCGCGGCGTCGCTTGAATCCGCGACCAAGGCTGTGACCAAGATGCGCACGGATTGGATCGACGCGGCCCGTGCTGACAAGGACATCGGTTCCGTCCTCGACACCAAGGTGCTCCCCTCGATTTCCAAAGCCATCGCCTCTCTCCCCGAAGCCGATGCTTCCGCCTTCCGCGAAGCCATGAACTTCACCGGCGCTGGCGACCATCCCGCCGTGATTAAGGCCCTCTATCACTTCGCACAGAAGGTGAACGAAGGCACCCACGTCACCGGCGGCAACCCCTCGCCTCATGGCCAGTCCGCGAAGGGGGCATCCTCCCGCCCCACCCTCGCAACTGCCATGTATCCGAACCTCCCTCAATGAGTTAATTCATGCTAACGCAGGACCTACTCATCGAAATGTTCGACTACGACCCCGAGACTGGTTGGTTTACCAATCGTTATTCTCGTGGTCGTGCTGCTTCTGGCTCTCGTGCTGGAGCAGAAACTGGCCATGGTTATCGTCGCATAATCATCGGCTATAACAAGTATTACGAACATCATCTTGCTTGGCTTTATGTCTACGGAGTCTGGCCAGGTGAACTCGATCATGCAGATGGCAATGGTTGCAACAATCGCATTGCCAATCTTCGTGAATGTTCTCGGACTGAGAACAAATTCAATGCCCGAACGACAACTGGTCAAGCCGGCCTCTCTGGGGCGTATCTGGATCGTAGAAACTCTCAGTGGTATTCGAAGATCCAAGTCGGTGGTCAGCAGATCTTTTTGGGTAATTTTGATTCCCCAGAAAAAGCTCACGAAGCTTATTTAGAGGCTCGTGAAATAATCGCTGGGGATTTCGCGTATCACAAACGCCCGCTGAAAAGGATCTAGAAAATGGCTACCATTGGTAGTGTCGCACTCACGTATAGTGATTGGGCCAAGAGGATGGATGATGGCTACAGAGTGGCCTCAATCATCGAACTCCTCTCCCAGACCAACGAGATCCTCGACGACATGCTCGTTGTCGAAGGCAACCTCCCAACCGGTCATAAGACCACCATCCGCACCGGCCTCCCGCAGGCCACGTGGCGTCTGCTCAACGCTGGCGTCCCCAACGCGAAGTCCACGACCGCGCAGATCGTCGACACTTGCGGCAACCTCGAAACCTACGCGGTCATCGACAAAGACATCGCCGACCTCAACGGCAATACCGCTGAGTTCCGCTTGTCCGAGGTCAAAGCCTTCCTCGAAGGTATGTCGCAGCAGGTCGCGGCTACCATCATCTACGGCAACCAGTTCACCAACCCTGAGCGTTTCACCGGCTTGGCCCCGCGGTATTCCACCAAGAATACCTCCAACGCACAGACCGCGAATAACGTCCTTGACGGCGGTGGCACCTCCTCCACCAACACCTCGATCTGGGGCATCACCTGGGGCAGCGACACCCTCCACGGCACCTTCCCCAAGGGCAAAATCACCGGCCTCCAGCATCGCGACATGGGTGAGTGGCCCGTTGCCGATTCCGCCGGCAACACCTACCAGGCCTACCGCGATCACTTCAAATGGGAGATCGGCCTCGTCCTCCGCGATTGGCGCTATGCTTTCCGCATCGCCAACATCGACGTCACCCAGCTGACCGGCGTCTCCGCGGCGAACCTGATCAATCTCCTCGTCCGCGGCCTCTACCGCCTGCCCACCGCCCCCGCTTCCGCGTCCGCGATCCAGACCTCCGACACTCCGGAAGTTCGCGCGAACATGGGCCGGGTCGTCCTCTACGCCAACCGCGTGGTTCGCACCTATCTCGACCTTCAGGCCATGAACAAGACCAACGTCCTGCTCCGGCTCGAAGAGTTCGACGGCAAGGTCGTCACCACCTTCCGCGGCATTCCGGTGCGCACCGTGGACGCTATACTCAATAATGAGGCCCAGGTCTCTTAAAGTCCTGATCTACCGTTTGCCACGTTCGAAGAAGCAACCTCTGCACGAGATTCGGCCCTTGAAGAATGGGCCGGTCCGTATGCAGTTAACGAGTAGGAGACCGAGATATGATTCTCGACAACCTGTTAACTTTCACCGGCACGTCTAACGGCGCGTCGGCTGGCATCACCTCCTCGGCTTATGCCGACGCACCGACGACCGGCACTCAGGCCGCGTCCAATGTCGTCGACCTTGGCGTAGCCTCTGGTGTTCCGTCCTCGGCCAATGGCGGCGGTGCCCGCGACATCGGTGTCGGCGACGATCCGGCTATGAAGCTCTCTGCCATTGTCATCGCGGCATTCACCGGCGGCACGAGCCTTCAGCTCCAGCTGCAGGGTTGCGTCGACGACGGTTCTGGCGGTGTTGGTTCTGCCACGACCATGTGGACCTCGGCCGCTATCGCCGAAGCCACGCTGATCGCTGGTGCGCAGCTTGCCAACGTCGATGTCCCCCGCGTCGTCGCTGGCCAGGCCGTCCCGCGCTTCCTCAAGCTGAACTTCATCACTGTCGGCACGCACTCCACCGGCACGATTGAATGCAACATTGTCCTTGACCGCTTCGACCAGATCTGCGGCACGGGCGGTGCGCTCTCCGGCTACCCGGCCGGTATCACTGTCTCCAACTAAAGGACCTGCCCCGATGAAAACCTCTTCCTTCCTCGGGGCAGCACTCGCTGCCCTTCTCTCCACCACCGCGCTGGCTCAGGTCAACGTCGTTCCGCAGATCGGCGTCAACACCGCGAACCTTCGCCAGAACACCTACACCGCCGCGATTAAAAACCTCGTCCCGGCGGCGTCGACCACGGATTTCTTCTGCATTTCCGCGGGCTCGTCGAAGTCCGTGCGGATTCAGAAGATCGAGCTTTCCGGCTCCGGCACCCTTGGCTCATCCCCGGTGTTCCTAAACCGCAACACCATCCTCGACACTGGCACGGCTGCGGTCGCCGCGACCTACGGTCCCAACGCCTACCCGCTCTATACCACCAACCCCACGGCCACTGCCACGGTCGTTGCCTACAACACTACCGGCGGCAATCCCACCATCGGCGGCACGGCGACGAACCTTCGCACCGGCAACATCGTCATCTCGCCGACGGCCACAACCACCATTGCCATGGACCGCCTCATCTGGCGCTTCGGCACGACTGACGGCTTCTACAACCAGCAGCTGATCATCCCCGCCGGCTCGACCGAACAGATCTGCCTGAACCTCGCGGCTTCGTCGCTGACCGCGGTGCTTCAGGGCTACATGGAATGGACGGAGGAATAACATGGCCCGCTGGAAACTTCTAGTCTCCCATTACCTCCCGGTCACGGACGAGGAGTGGGAATACAAAGAAACCGACCGGTCCACTGGCCGCGAGATCCGCAAACGCATGCAGGTTCCGCGGCTACTCGACATCAACGACCCCAGCTGTTGGACCAACAAATGGGGCACCAACGGCAACGAGGAAGGCGAGATCATCGTCTGCCACGAGGGCCGCGGCGATTCCAAGGACATTGTCTTCATCGGCGATCCGACCCCGGACATGCAGCCGGTTGATGACGAAGCCCGCGAGATCTCCGCATCCT